CACGAAGACCTTATCGGCGTAGCAGGTCAGGGAACAACAATGCGTGAGGGAACCGAACCTCGTAATATCCTACATGGAAGACACGAGAACGGCACTATCCACGATGAGATTGGCATGCGACACTACTATGCTGAGTGGAGTAAGTGGATGGGCTTGGATGCAAGTAACTCTTGGCAGTTAGCGGCGTAATCATGTTCTGTGTCATTGTAGCTAACCCGGTTGAGGTGAAAGCTGCTGTACACTCTACCCACAAATGGTTTTCTCACTGTCACGTATCTATAACGGAACACGGGTTTGACAATCCTGATGCGAATTGTTTCTGCGTTGAAATGGATAAAGAAGATGACTGATACAGAAAAGCCCGTAGCCGTAAGCATTACTGAAAATAGTTTTGAATTGATATTGAGGATATTGGGCAACGAGTTTATTGCCATCCGAATAGGGTCAACAAATTTCAGTGGTAAACTTATAGCAGGTAGCATACTGTTGTTGTTCTTTACCTTCATGCTGCTAGAAGTGTTTGGTTTATCTAGGATACTGGGTATAGAATGATAGAGTTTGTTCTTGCAGTTTACCTAAATTCAAAACTAATAGACAGAACCCAGATATTTGAAGACATGGACAGGTGTCTTTATTTTGCTCACAGATTATCTAGTCAACGCCCTGTTCCATTACCAGAAGGGGGTAGGTCCAAAATAACCGCGATTTGCAAACCACAACCAAAGCGAAAGTAAACCTATGATTGCAGAAACACTCGCAGGTATAGCTCTTGTAAAGAGTGCCGTAGACGGTATTAAATCTGCAATAGGAACCGCCAACGACATTGGAGATATAGCAGGTTACATAGACAACCTGTTTGAGGGCGAAAAACAGGTGCAACAGACCCGCAATAAAAAAGCGGGTAGTGTAGGTCTAGGGGATCAATTTGGTGTAGACACTGTTGCTCGTGAAGTCATTGACGCACGTATCGCTGCAGAAAAACTCCAAGAAGTAGCCACAATGGTTGACATGAGGTTTGGTCCGGGAACTTGGAAGGGCATTGTAGCTGAAAGAGCGAAGCGCATCCAAGCCGCAAAAGAAGCTGCAGCCGTCGCACGAAGAGCAGAAATCCTACGACAAGAAGAGATAATGGAGAACATCAAGGTAGGAGCTATAGTAACTGCAGTAGTTATGATGGCACTTGGTTTGTTTCTTGCAATGATGATTTCTACGGCATCAGGGCTTATCAATTAAATTCTTGACTAAACTTCAAAATTCGTATATAATACTTTTGAAGGGAATACCATGAAACAACTTGCAATAGACGCATTGCGTCATAAATATGAGGCACAGAAAAAAGGTGCAAAATATACTCTCACAAATTACCTCGAAAATCCAACAGCTATTGGGGAGCATCCAGACCTTCTTGCAGAAATGGATAAGGCTCTTGGAAGCTGGGAAGAAGCAAATAGTAGGCTTGAAGCATTGGATGACATCACGGATGATAGGTATCCGTCCCTGTTTGATTAACTATCTTGGATTGGGTTTGCTAAAATGCGGCAAGCCCTTTACTTGTGTAGGCAACTGGTTTTGGAAAAAACACCGCACAGTTTTAAACTGGAATAAAAAGTGATACGTCATCAGTTTCTTAAACCTGTACATTTAAGAAAAACAAAATTTCCCCCTGTATATAAAGAAGAAGATTTAAAACTTATACGCACTTTATCGGGCGGGGTCAAACAATACAAACTAAAAAAGAAGAGCAAAGTAAATGGCTAGTGACTATATTGTATTAGTGAACAACGTTCTTCGGGATATGAACGAAGTTGAACTTACCAGTTCTACATTCACTGCTTCTCGTGGTGTACAGACAACTGTAAAAGACTACATAAATCGTGCAATTTCTGACATACTAAATTCAGAATTGAACTGGCCTTTTACTCATGCGTCGGGAGAAGTTGATGTTATTGCGGGTAAGCAACTATATAGTTACGCTTCAATTGCTTCTACGTTAAAATACGTAGACTACGATAACATGATATTGAAGCCAAAGAATTATATAACTAATGGCATTTACGAAATTGCAGGGGCTGCTAGTATAACAGGCTGGACCACTGTGAGCGGTTCCCCTGCAGCCAGTTCAAAGTTTGGTAACACACTGTTACTTACAAATGCAGAGGTAACACAGCAAATAGATGATTTAATTGTTGGTAGATCATATACTATACTTACGCAGACTAGTGGTGCTACCCTAACCCTAGAGGTTGGAACAAGTTCAGGTGGTTCACAGACTACGTCTTCTACGCTTACAATCAGCAACGCCAATGAAGTGTTGTTAACTGAAACGACATTTACGGCAACAGCAACATCACACTTCGTTAGTTTCACTGAAGCAGCGGGTAGTGCAGGTTTCGTAAAATTAGTTGAGCTAACTGAGAACTTAACCCCAATACCATTAAAATATATATCATATGAAGAATACACTGAACGATATAGGGAACGAGACTTCCGCGCAGATGTAGATAAGTTTGGTGATCCAGAGTATGTATACACAACATACAATGAAGAGATAGGACTAACCCCTATTCCTAAAAACAGTAACCGTAGTTTATCTTTTGATTACTATGTTACTGCAACCGCCCTTTCTGCAGCAACAGATGAGTCTATTATACCTGAACGGTTTGAACCTGTAATCAACGCTCGTGCAAAGTATTATACTTACATGTTCCGTTCTGATACTCAAACTGCACAGTTTGCTTTGAAAGAATACGAGGATGGGCTGAAGCGTATGAAGGTAGAGTTATTGAATAGAAAAGATTACATGAGAGCAGTTTAATATGCCGGATTTAGAACTACAAGGGGTTAGTCCCCTTTCTTTTAACTGTGAGGGTGGCTTGGTGCTAAACAGGTCTACCTTTATTATGCAGCCGGGTCAAGCTCTTGAATTAGAAAACTTTGAACCGGACGTTGGTGGCGGTTACAAAAGGATGTTGGGATTTCGTAAATTTGTAAATCAAATAGTGCCACAAACAAACAATTCTACTGAAG